ACGGTGTTGTTGAAATTGTTCTTGAAGTTTAACACTTCAACGTTGTTGGGTAGACTGGTCAAGGCCATTAGGCAAATCTCCTACCCTGCTGTCTGAACGCCTGTTGGATGGTTCCAACGATCAAATTCTTCCTCGATAACAGCAGTTCGTCAAACCCAGCGGCGTCAACCGCATTGATGTTAAAGTTTACATTTACCTCACCACCCACAGCGGCGCCCATGGCCTCGTTTGGCACCACGGTGCCTGTTGACCTTGGAACGAACAGTTCTGGTCCACGCTCACCAACTATGTAACTCCTTCCGGCCTGTGCCGTACCGCCATCTGCCAAGAAACCCGAGATGAATCCGCCCACCGGTCCGCCCAATGCCTTCAGCGCGGCCTTGATGGCGAATGTGATCGCCGCCTGTGCCGCTATCCTCACTAGGTCCGCTATCACCGATCTGGCAAATGAATTGAAATCTAGTTTACCTGTCATCACAAAATCTGTTACAGCATCCGTTAATTTGTTATAGGTGTTTGCACCCGCCTTTTCCACTTGTTGTAATAAAGTTTCTTGGGTGAGCATTTCGTTTTTGAAGCCTTGCCCAAAAATATCAAACAAAGTTTTTTGTGATTCGAGGATGGGATTCAAATCCTCATATGTGCCATGTAAAGCCCTGAGGCTATCCATTCTTTCTTTATCGGCCTTTATGTTATCAGCGGTAGCCTTTGCTTCTTTCTTTTTCTGTTGTTCCAACTCTTTGGTCTTTTTACGCTCCAGATCTAATATTTTCATGTAATCAGATCTTAGATTGATCAAATGTTGTAGGAATTGTTCTTCACCGGATGTGTCGATGTTTAAGTTGAAGAGCCCCATGGGTCCTGTGGCATTTTGCAGTTCTTCGATGCTTTGTTCTGCTTGAATTATCTGTTTGTTAATTTCTTTAAGAGTGGCCGAAGCGTCATCACCTTTCAGTAGGTCCTCCAACGTTGGGGTAGTACCACTGATTTGATCCATCAATTCAACGGTTCGAGACAGGAATCCATTATAGGTTTCAGTAAAACCAGAGACTTCGCCGATTTTGACCAACATCCGATCAAAAGCATCACCAAATGCAGTCTCTAATTGACCCGTTGTTGTTTTAGTCTTGTTGAATGCGTCATCTATGGCCGTGGCATTTTTAACCATGTTAAAGAACACGTCAGCAGTTAGTTTGCCTTCCCTTGATAATTTTCTTAATTCGCCAACGTTGAGCCCACTCTCTTTGGCCATGATCGCCAACGCTGGACCCAACGCTTCAACGATCGAGTTGAATTCATCACCCCTGACCGTGCCCGATGCCATGGCCTGACCGAACTGTCTGATAACACCAGCGGCAGTGCCCGCATCAGCGCCCGATATGGCCAACGCCCTAGAAAATTTACTTGTTACATTAATGATGTCTTCTTGACTGACCCCCAAGTCGGCTGTGGTAACACTTAATTTAGAATATAGATCAACCGTCGCCGCAACACTTGATCTGTTATCCTTGGCGATCTGTATTAACCTGCTATACGTTTCATCTAATTCTTTCTGACTGTTTGTTACCAGTCTCAATGAGTTTTGGAAATTTTGGAATTCGTTGGTGGCGTTAGCTATCGCCCTGCCAAACTTCAATATCTGTTGTACTGATAAGACTGCTATGAATCCTTTTAACGCAGTGCCAACGCTTAATGAAGATTTCTGGAGGCGATTGATATCTTGATTTAACTTACCAAGTGCCCTTTGGTTTTTTACCGTTATGTCTAATATCAATTGTTCAGTTTTTGCCACCGTTATCGCCTCCTAAATCTTTTTGATGCATTCATCGTCTTGGATTTCTGCTTGTGTTCATATAAAAAATAACCGGCCCATAGATCTCTCTCCAATGTCGTCATCTGTAATATTTCTTCAACAGTTTTTTTCAATCTATCAGCCAGTATCATTACAAATCTCAATTCAACATTGGAATCTATTCCTTTGCTATCTCATCCTGTGTTGGTTCTAATTTAGCATTATTAATGATTGTGGCAATCCTGACAACAACTTGTGGATCTGCTTCATTCATTAATTTTATTCTGTCAGCGTCATGGAATAATCTCTTGCCATCCTTATCCCTGGCTTTTTGAATTATACTTTCAACTAATGCTTCGAGAGTTTTACCTTGTGATTGTAATTCAATCATTTTGGCCTCATCTTTCAAAGCATAAGTTTTTCTGTAATAGATATCGGCATCCCATTCATCACAATGGTAGCACAACATCTCACCAGCAATCACTGATTGGTAGTGTTTGCTTATCTTGTCCGTTATGTTCATCTATATCTCCTGATAGGTTGTTTTATGTTTTCAATGGCGGGTCTCACCACACCATTGGGTGCCTGGCGGCTCCGTCCCCTTTCAAGTGCTCCGGCATAAGGTTGTGGATTAGAAATCCTGTATTTCAATTTACTTCCACTCTTCTGCCAGCTCTTCTTGAATAGACCAGAGCGCACAGGCGATCTTTTCTTGACATCTTCGAACACAGCATTAGAAATGCCTTCTGTCGCGGCTTCCACCACTCCATTAACATTCTTCTTGAAACGTTCTGCGTTGAAGATTACTCTCATTATAGGTTCGTTACTGTCAACGCTCCTGTAATTTGTCCAGCAACTTCTGCCGTCACAGCACCATCGTTGGCCGCTGAGATCTCGAATGAAGTAACGATCATTTCGCCACTTAATTTCTGACCTGTTGTCTCACCTGATGGGTAAAGTTCAATTGTAGCCGCCGCTGATCCAGGTGCTGACTGTAGAGCCGCCTGTGCTGAATCACCATCAACAAAATATAAACTTGTTGAGATAGTTGCGTTGGTTAAACCTGGAACGTATGTCCTAGCAGTTGAACCCATTGCTGAAGTTTCGATTACATCACCAGTGTTTGTCACTGTGAAAGATATGACTGATGCGATAGTAGTAGCGGAGCCACCAACATCGAACTTGGCCACACCTGAAGTACCTGCGTATGCAGTTGTATTATTTGCCATTAGTTGTCCTCCTCGTTAAAAGGTTTTATGACCTCCGCCTCTGCCTTGGTTATGCGCATCGTGGCTCTCGGTCGTCTTGTTGTTTTAGTTTTAATGATGTTTTTACTCTCTTCTTTCTTAGATGAAGATACAGGTTTTTTGAAAAACACCCAACCTGATCTCAACTTGTCCTGGACTTGGTTGTCCGGCACAAGATGTGAATTCCCTTGTTTGTCGTATAGTTCTCTCATTATGCGTTACCCCTCTTGTACATGTATTCAACTTCCACTGTGACTATGACCTGTGCTATGGGTGGATTACGTTCTATGACTTCAACATTGGTCACACGTGTCTCGACATAGTGTGTGGCATCCTTGTTGACAGTAAGATTCCTGCCCCTTGATCCCTCAAGTGTCTGTTCTATGTTCTCTATGATCTCATTACGCTTGGTGTCCAGCTCATTGCCACGCACCCAACATCTCAGTTCTATCTGTAAGATGCCCTGTCTCTCTGAAAGTGTGATGTCAGAACGTTCCTCGTTACCGGTAACGATCAGTATGGCTGGATACTGTGTGATGGCCAATTTCTCGAACTCGAAGAACTCCCTGGTCACCAATCCCGGTGCTGGATCTGACATGTTGGTCAGTTGTTCTCTGATGTCTTCTGCTATGCTTTCCCTTGCGCTCATCCGTTATCTAACGAGACGATTGAAATGAGTGGGCTGTTTCTCTGAATTTTCTACTGTTCCACTCGAATCATAATCGTACTCAACTCCATCCTTTAATATTTCTTGGAATGTTACTGAAAACTTTTCCTTGTAGTACATCATCTTCTCTCTGAAGACGTCACCGTCTGGACTGAATGTTGATAACCTAGGATAGATGTACTCAGCCAGCACGTGATACACGGCCGCCTGTGTGAATTGGCTGTAAGTCAGTAAGTTGTTGTCCATCTCAGTGTATGTGCCTGTGGTGATGTCATATCTTCCATAGGTAGCACGAGGCCACCAGTCAATCCTTAGTTTCCTTAAGATGTCGTTCGTGGTCTTGGTGTGTAGATCTGAGAATGATTGTATACCGAAGTT